TCCCTGTACAGTTCCATTATTTGTAAGGCGGTTGAATACCTCTGTTTGGTTAAGTTTTTTATCTAATTCTCCTGTTTTTTCTTCTGCTGCATCATCCGCGATTTTTTCTACCGTTTCACCTCCAACAGTTGCAGTTGAGGCTAAGGCAAATTCTCCTGTGTCAAGGTTCCAATAATTCCACCCTTTTTTATCACTTAGGATTCCTGTTATAATAACATCTGCAATTCCGCCCTTCGCTGTAAAAGCTGTGCTCCAGTCCCAATCCCTGCCATCTGCTGTTAAATGGTCTGCAATTTGAAATCCCTGCGTTCCCAGGCACATTGCTCCGTATGTTGGTGAATCTGGGTCTGTATCTTCAAATAAGATGGCTCTAACATCCTGCTTCTGTGCAATAGATTTTTGGCATCTTAGCTGTGTATCTATCGCATTCATAATACCTTTTATCTTTTCTGCCATAAGCGTGTTATCCGGACGGATCACCTGGCTAACAGAATCCACCGCTGTATCTACCTCTCCAAAATAAGAGTATTCTACCTCTCCAATGGTGAGAGAATTTGTTTGTCCTTTTATGCAATCCCATTCCATTTCTACGATTCTTGCATTTGTCGTTACGTTTAGTTTTGCATTTTGACAATGGACCGTATCTCCCAGTCCTACTTCTTCCAGCACTGCATAGTCCTTGTACTCCTCTGTCTTACTAAGGTCTACCATTTCTATGTCTATTGTTACTGTCGGAGTATCGCACCCTTCCGAAAACATTTCTTTACACCGCTTAACAAGCTCCTTACGCAAGTCTTCCAAGGTTTCAAACCCCTCTTCATCCCCTTGTGCATCCTCCGCAAGTTTTACATCCTCAAACTTCACTTCTCTTGTGTATACCGTTGCATACTTCCCTATATTTGGACTATCTACCCATGGTGTTGTTCCCTCCAGCATATATCCATTATACGCTACAGGAACGATTCTGGTTATCACATCAGCCATATTCACTTTATACGTCATGCCTTCCAAATTTTTTCCATAGATGATGTTTAGTCCATAGTCTCCTCCGGCACGTTCATTTACAATGATTGTATAATTATCGTAAATGACTTCTCCGCCCCATCTATTCAGGAAACTATTTTCATCCTCTCCATTTATTGCTTCCAGCCCATTCCTGCGAATATAGTACGCTGTTGTTGCCGTGGATATATCGGAACTGCCTGTATATTTTGTTCCGGCGAAAATAATATCCAAGGCTTCTTTTCCTGTCTTTCCTGTAGGTCTGCTATCCAAAAGGAAAACATCCTTTGCAGCATCGAAAAATATAGGGTAAGCTGTGGCCTCTATTCCTGTGTTTCCTTTGTTAATATTGTCTATCCGGAAAAGCTGCTTTTTGTATTTGCCTGCTGCATCTTTTAGGAAAGTAGGCGTTGCTATTATAGCCTCTTCTTTTATTTCCTTCCATCTTCCTTCCGGATCCAATGGATGCTTAAGAGTCATTGTCCATTCACCATTTAAAATAGTATGGAGCATACACTCTGTCGGTAACAACGTATTCCCATTCATGGAAAAATCTTTTGTTGTTCCATCATATACCTGTATCCTTACAAACACCTCCAGTTCGGTATTATCTTTAAATCAAATCCTTCCGTTATACTTACCTCGTTTTCTCCCTCCAACAGATACATTTCTTCATAGCTGCCGGAAACCTTGGTATTCGCCATGGTTCCATCCTTTCTATAAGCAATCATTCTTTCTGTATCTATTGTAAGATTCTGCCCCACATTTGCTTTCATCACATTGCCGTTCACTTTCAGGTAGCATACTCCCTCACCAGCTATTTTGTAAATCGGGTGTGCAATAAAATATGGGTTATATCGTACATCTTCTATTCCCTGTTCTCTTGCTCCTTCTACTAAGTATTGGCACCCATGACATACAAACGTGGCTGTGAACTCTCCTATCACTCTGGCTGTACGCTCATTTACTCCTACCGAAACATATCTAACTTGATAGAAGTAGTCAGGATCATCCGTGAATTTCAAACGCTTTTCTCCTTTACTTAACAACCACCTTTTTGCATTACGAAATACCTCTGCAAAACGTTCCGGCTTTGTATGAAATGTAAATGTAACTTCTATCTGTATATCCTTTACAGTTCCATCTCTTATTGTCAAATCGCCATCTCTGCCCGGTATCGTTACAGTATCTATGTTCTCTTCCGGTGCAGGAATAGACGGTCTTTCTTTTACCTTTATTCCAATTGTTTCTGCTCTGATATCGTTATACTCTAAATCGTACCTTAATTTCTTCCTTTCACTTTCTTTGTATTCATTCTATTTTTATTGATTCCCTTCATTGCTGTTTTGGTTATATAACCGTCAATGCTTTCATTTCCAATCTGGACCATTGTGTTACTTTCCAGATTGATTGGCATATTTCCCGCTGTTGCCAAAACATTCATGGACATTGTACCATCTGCCATTTCTCCTGCCATATTCTTAACGGCATCTGTTATCTTATATTGGTTTGATTTTAAGGTTCGTACCATACCATCCACAAAATCCGGCATCCATGTTTCATACTCATGCAGTGGTCCTTCATCCGGTCTGGAGAAATGTAAAAAGCTGGCAATCTTATCTGCAAGCCCTTTGACAGCATCTGTTACTTTATGTGCCATATTCTTTATGCCCTTTGCTATACCGTCTACGAAATCTCCACCCCATTTTATTGCCTTTCCCGGCAAACCAGTTATATAGTTTATTGCGGATTTAAAACCACTCTCTACAGCATCTTTCATTTTTCCGGTTGCATTTTTAGCACCCGATACCATATTTGCAAATGCATTTACAGCACCACTTACCAGATTCACAGCCGTACCCACTACTGCATCCTTCATTCGTTGCCAGGTTTCTTCTGTTTGCTGTTTTAAATTTCCGAAAAACATTTGTATTGATGTAACCGCTGCACCAATTGTTTCCGCTGCTGCATTAAAAATTTCACTTGTTGTTGACCCTAAATTTCCAAAGAACTCTATTACTGCCGATATGATTCCATTTACGCCGTCACGGAACCACTCGCATTTATTGTATAGTAAAATCACAGCCGCCACTACTAATGTTATAATTGCTATTACCGGATTCGCCGCAATAATGGACCACAATCCTTTCGCCGCTGTGCCAATTCCACCAAGCACCGTCTTTACAGTTCCACCAAATTTTGTGATGACTCCACCAATTCCAGATAATTTTGAAAACAAGCTCATTACTGCTGATACTCCAGTTGCCATTTTACCTATAGTTATCAGCAGTGGTCCTATTGCCGCAACCAACATTCCAATTATGACTATTACTTTTTTCTGTGTATCACTCATTCCATTGAATTTATCTACTAAGCCTTGTATCCATGTTACGAGAGAACGCAAAAAAGGCATAAGGATTTCTCCTATACTTATTGCCAATTCTTCCAACTGGCTTTTCAACATTGTTAGCTGGCATTGTTAGCTTTTAAATTATCATTCATGGTATCTGCCATTTTACTAGCTGCACCATCTGCACTTTCCACGGCATTTTTTAATTTTTCATAATCTGCCGGAGCTGCATTTATAATACTAAGCATTCCAGCCATTGCTTCTTTTCCAAATAAATTTGATGCCGCTGCTGCCTGCTCTGTTTCTGATAGACCCCCCATCTTTTCACGCAAGACATCCATCACTTCTCCAAAGCTTTTCATGGAGCCATCTGTATTGGTAAGACTTATGCCATACTCTTTCATGACTTTTGCCATTTTTTCAGTTGGAGATGCCATGTTTGCAATTGCAGTCTTTAATGCGGTTCCTGCTTGGCTGCCCTTGATTCCTGCATTTGCCATAAGCCCCAATGCTACTGCTGCATCATCCGCAGAATAGTTCATCGCACCAAACAAAGGTGCTACATACTTAAAACTTTCTCCCAGCAATGAAACATTTGTGTTTGCATTACTACTGGCAGCTGCCATGATATCCGCTAATTCTCCGGATTCCTTTGCAGTCATTCCAAATGCTGTAAGTGCATCTGTAACAATATCTGAAGTTGTTGCTAAATCTTCCCCCGATGCGGCTGCAAGGTTCATTATGCCCTCTATCCCACTAAGCATATCCCCTGTTTTCCAGCCTGCCATCGCCATGTATGACATTGCATCTCCAGCCTCTGTTGCAGAGAAGGTTGTCTTTTCTCCCATCTCACGCGCCTTGTCCCGCAGCTTTTCCATATCATCTGCTGTTGCGCCTGATATCGCTTGAACATTGCTCATGCTTGAGTCAAAATCCGCTGCTGTCTTTACTGAAGCTGCTCCCAGCGCCATAACTGTTCCTGTGATTGGAAGCATCTTTTTTCCCGCTGATTCAGCTTTACTTCCAAAATCTTCCAGTTTTGTGGACATCTCTGCCAATTTTGCACTGCTACTTCCTGCTGTGTTCTGTAGCTCTTTCAACTGACGTTCTGTCTCTTGGATTTCTCTTTGTAAAGCATCATACTTTTCCTGTCCAAGTGTACCAGCCTCTAGCTGTGCCTTTGCTTGTTTATCTGCCTCCTTCAGTGCCGCCAGTTTTTCTTTTGTTTCACCAATGGCTTCCTTTAAAAGTTTTTGTTTCTGTGCTAACAGCTCTGTATTTTTAGGGTCTAGCTTTAATAACCTGTTCACATCCCGCAGGGCTGTTTGTGTAGTTCTTATTTCTCCTTCTACACCCTTTAACGCTTTACTTAAGCCTGTTGCATCACCATCTAACTCAATAGTGATTCCTTTTATTCTGGAAGTCCTTTCATCCCTCCTTTATAAAGCATCAATATCCGCTTGTGTTGCCATTACCGGATAATCGTATTCATCATTTTTCATTTCTGTGTACATGTCATTTATCATTCCGATACTCAGGAGCTCCATGTCAGAAATAGAAATACCGCACTGTACCGCACGCAGCAGAAACAGCGCGGTATTGACCTCCCTGTCTATTTCCCTATCTTTTTTTTGCTTCTGACATCTGTCTGTTTTCCAGGTTCCACATTTCTACAATCTCCGGAAGTATCTGGTAAATATCAAAGGTTTCAAACTGATCCAACCATTCTTCTATGGTGTCAGGCTGTTCTTTGTCTCCGTGTTTATGCATTATGTACGCAATATTTTCAAACATTTCCAATGAATCTAGCGGTAACCCACTGCTAAAATCACTTTCTTCAAATGCTTTTCCTTCCTTTTCATATTGTTTCTTTAATGCTTTTTTCTGTCTTTCCTGTGCTTCTACCTTTTTCTGTATCTGCACCATATCCACAAAAATGTCTCTGCCATATTTAAGGCGATAAATCCGGGGAATCGCAGCAGAGCTTTTAAACTTACATTCGATTCCACTTATTGTTATTGTCCTTTTCATTTTTCTACCTCTTAATTACTTTTCTGCGTTGAGGCTGTATTTGAAGCCGCATCTGTATCTGTCTTCTGATAAACCTCGTCAAACCACTTGCTAAATACTGTCTCATCTGTATCTGCCGTTGTCTTTGCTCTAACATAACCATTTTCATCTGCTGCACAAGAAATTGTCAGCTTGTCCGTTGCCGGCTCCTTTGACTCCTCATTTGTAGAAGATTCTGTACTCGGTCTTGTAGCTGTACAATTATAGAACCAAAATCGTGTTCCATTCTGGTCTCCATCTATTTCAAATGCTAACGCAAACGCCTGCGCTTCTGTATTTGCATTTTCAAACAAAACCTTGTTTTTATCCATCTCCTCCTGTAAAATTTCTATTCTAAAATCATCCTCTACCAGTGCTATTTCCAAATCTCCTTCGTATCCTGTGTTTGAGGAAGCGACATAGTATTTTACGCCGTCTGCATAAAACGCTGAAAGATCTCCCTGTGCTTCCAAACTAACAGACACCGCTCCCGGCATTGCTACAACAGTTCCATAGGAAACAGCCCCTTCTTCTGACACGGTTCTTTTTGCCCAATGCACGTTTTTGATGTTAAATTTTACTTTGTTTTTCTTTTTCTTCCTTCCTATACCTCCATCTCGTAAAGCACTTCATACATATTTTCACTTTCTATGTATGTTTCTGTTTTTTCCCAATAGATTCCATAGTCCTCTAGCACCTGTTCTACCTTCTGTTCCAGCTCCGTGTCCTTGCTATCTGTATATAGCTCAATGTCGAGTTTGTCTACCTTAAAAAACGTTTTGCCGTTTGTCTACCTTAAAAAACGTTTTGCCATCTGCCGCAAAGTTATCGCTCCCTGGTATTAGCCAACATATAAACGGAGGGTTTACTGCTTCACTTTCTTCAAAATGATGATATCTATACTCAATACCCATTTTTTCAAGCATTTCTTCTATTTGCTCTTTTTTCATAACAGTTTCAACCTTCCCTCTATACTTTTTATAGCTTTTTCCTCTGCTTTTTTGATATGCGGTCTAGCATCTACTCTACCACCGCCACGTTTTGCATGCCCTTTTTCCAGTAAATGCGTTAACCTGTATTCTGGCTTTTTCTCATATATTACCACTTGGCTTCTAACCGAATCCTCACGGAGCTTTTTGTAGGCCCAATTTTTTTATATTCTCCTCCCTGAGGACCCTTTCTACGAGGAGATGTTGCTTTCAACTCTTTCACAGTTTCTTTCGCCACATCATTTATGATTGTTTTCAACTGTCCTACTTCTACTTTTCTAAATTCCTCAAGTTCCTGCATAATTGCCGCTTTTAATTCACTTGCTTTTATGCTCCTTCTCTCACATCCTTATATGCTGTCTGTATTCGTTCCAGTGTCAAAAACAGGCATGGGGGAGATTGGTCGAATTTTTCCTGAATCTGCAATATCTTATACTGTTCGTCACGGACAATACACACATTCTGCGTGGTGACTCCCTGCATCATTGGGATAGACACTAATCTATCCACGGTACTGGAAGCTACTTTTGCCTTCCAAAAACGGTTTATGCCTACTGTCTGGTTTCCAAACCTTACACCTTCTGCCTTTGTCGCTACAATATTGCGGTTTTTCACCTCGCAAATTGTCAATTCGCCGTCATTAAATGTCATAAAGTCTTTATTCTCCACTCTTGGCATTTTTTTCCCTCCACCTGTTTATCTGCAATGATACAATCTCGCCTTTGTAGTTTTCAATAAAATCCTGTAATCTTCCAGCTCTTACATACATGCAGTAATTCATTAGGAGTTCCTTTTCCTGGGTTTCTCCTTCAAAATCACATTCGCCTATTTTACCAGCAAGATACTTTTTCCACGTTCTATGATACCGGAGAGTTTTTCCTTCTCTCCGGCACTCATTTCCCATGTTATGTCAAGATAATTTTTAACATCATCCATCAACGCCATAGTATCACCTATCCTTTTGTTACTGTTACCTGATAGGTTTCTTTCTTGCTTCCATCTGTCACTTCTACTTTTACAACGTTTCCTTTTCCTGTTTCCCAGGTTACCTTACTACCATTTTCGATTTCTTCATCGTTATAGGTTACTTTCATTGTGGCTGTTGAAGATGCCGGAACTGCTGTCACAGTATTACTTGCATTCTCTGTTGTTACTGTATACTCTTTCGTAGCAGCAGAAAATTCAGGAGAAAGTGTGTTTCCACCAATCTTCAAATCAGACAAAGTAGCATTTTCTGTTGTTACTGTTGGCTGCACTGTCTCCACTTTGTAATAAGCCGGCTGTAACTCTGTAATATCCAATACCAAAAACGCATTGTTGTCCACTGGGAAACCATGTCCATACATTTTAATAAGATATACACGCTCATCTTCTAAGAAGTGGTAATCGTCGCTGTACATGATTCTTCCATTGTTTTCAATTCCAGAACCTAAGAAATACAGCTTTGCCATACCAAATACAGCTTTTCCTACCGAAACAGCCGGACTCTGAATCACGTCCATCTTGAATGGGAGTGTTGATACATATCCGCCTCCCGGAGCTGGCATCAGAATAGCCGGCAACACTCTGCTAAAGTAATCGCTTGGGTTCACAAGCAGAATCAATGTGTCTACCACCCTTGCCTGTCCTTTTTCATTTTTACTTAAAATAGCTGCCATTTTTCCAAGCTGTTCTATGTCAAGCCTTGTGATCTTCACTGCTTCTTTGTCCGGATAAACTCCTCCTTTTACAGTAACGGAGTCTCCTACCTGTTTCATCATTCCCACTGGCATGTCTTTACCTGTACCGTTAATGATTCCATCTTCTAACCCATTCGCTAATGCTTCGTACAATACTTCTCGCACATAGCTGTCTAGCCATTGTGGTCCGAGGTCTAACATTGCCTTGCACACCGGAAGAAAAGCACTCAATTTATCCGGTGTGATATCTACTTCTTTAAAACCGGATGTGAGCTCTTTTACAATCTCTGCGTACAGTTTTCCCCAAGCTGCTTTCTGATAACCATTGGTATTCATCATCATTCTTGTTAATCCTGTCACAGAGGTAAACTGGATTTTACTCAAAAGCGGATGATCTGTTTTCAAGTCATTGAACACCTGATCTACAATGGTTTCCGGCATTACTACATCCAGGCTTTCTACTGCCTGTTTTGGATTCTGGCTCTTCATCGCCTCAATCACTTTTTCATAGTAGCTTCTTTCCTTTGTTGTTAACTGACGCACTCCACGGTCCGCAAGAACCCTCTGGTCTGCTTCCGCCACCATTCCTTTTGCCTGTTCTAACACTTTCTCCTGAATCTTCTCACACAATTCTTCAAAACCTGCAAGAAAAGCCTCTGTGTCATTTGCCTGAATTGCATCATTCATCTTCTGCATAATGGCTTTCTTTTCCATTTCTAAAACGTCTAAATTTTTCCTTACTTGTCCTCCTTCATTCTAAAAAGTTCCATAATTTTATTAGTTTCTCCCGGTTGTTTTTGTTGTACCGGTGCAACTTTCATTAGTTCTGCAACAGTTTCTCGGAAACTCTGCATTTGATTTAGCTGCCTCTGCATTTCAGACAGTTGTTCTAATACATCTTCTGTTTTTACCGGTTCTACTGCTGTTTGTCCTAAAATTTCATCAATCAGGCCATATTCCAGGGCTTTCTCCGGTGTAAGATAAGTCTCCGCTTCCATTAGGTTCTTCAGTTCTTCTTCCGTAATGGTTGCTCTTTCCAAAAACACCTGCCTGTTTGCTTCCATCATGTCGTCCAAGTCATCCGCATATTTTCTGAGCTGTGTTGCGTTTCCTGCACAATACATCCACATATTGTGAATAAGTGCAGTTGTTCCAAG